GTCAGCACGGCTGCACTCAGCTAAGCCCGAAAAGCCTCTTGCGCCCAAAGGCACGCCCGAGGAAAAGACGGAAGAAGAGAGCCCCATCAAAGAGCATCTGAAGGCGATGCACTCCGCAACCGGAAACGCTCATACGCACGTCGAGCATCACGGCGACGGCTCGCACACCTCGCATCACGTTGACGAGTCAGGCGAAGTCTCAGGCCCGCACGATCACGAAAACCTCGAAGCCCTCAAAGAGCACATGGACCAATTCTTGAACGAGGAAGAGGGCGAAAAGGGTTACGGCGCCGATGAGTCCGATGGAGATTCAGAAGGCACGCTGCACACGTCCGCTCTGGGCATGTAGCCCATGTTTTTCAAATTCATCAAGGAGATCAGACATTTTATGAGCACAGTCCCCGCTGGCCTTCAGGCCCTTCAAACCGCAGTCACCGACCTCACCGGCGCAGTATCCAATGCAACCGCGAAGCTCGCAGACCTCTCCGCGCAGCTATCGGCGCTCAACTCCGAAGATCCAGCGGTTCAGGATCTCGCGACCAAGATCGAAGATCAGGTGACCGCGCTCAAGAACGCCGTCGCACCTCCAACCGCATAAAAGGCAATCCATGGCTGAAGTCTCTCAACCCGTACCTGGGCCGCTCGCTCCGAAGCTGGGCGGGGTCCGCTTCTACTACTGCACGACCTGCGGGCAGGTCTATTTCAATTTCCCGCCAGATCGTATCTGCCTTGGCTGCCACAAACAGGGCGGATTTAAACAAGTGGACATCAATGGCGTGGACGTAACAGATACGTTCCCCGCATAAGGAGAGACAATGGCTCAGTCAATCTCAAACGGCATTGCCAACGCTTTTGAATTTGCTTTTGGGGTGAATGGGCAGGCACAGCCGCTCATTCTCGCCTCTTCCAATACGGGAACCGGCGCCCAGACCTACATAGTCGAACTCGGCTATTCGACCACCCAAGATGGTCGCAAGATCCTGCCCCTGTTCGTGAATGCCAGCTTGACAGTCGGAACCGGCGCAAATGCAGAGACGGTCGTTGTTACCGCCGCAAGCGCCTCCAACCCGCAGGGCTTGAATACCTGCACGTTCACAGCGACTTTTGCCAATGCGCATTCAGCCGGCGAGATCGTGTCTTCTGGTTCAAATGGGTTGCAGGAAGCTGCGGCTGATCGGCTTGCGGCTGGCGGTGGTCTAATTGCGCTCACTCCAGCTTGGTTCAGGCAATATGCGAGCCATGCCGCTGGAATCACAGCGCTGACGGGGTTCAAGTCACTTGGCGCGACGACCACTGTTCTCGATTACTCCGGCATTGCAGGCGTGTTCAGTTATGCCGCTGCTGCTGGTTCCGTGTACGCCTCGACAACCCACGTCCTCTACTAGGCGGTGAGCGATGCCGTCAGTCTCGAAGGCACAACAAACCGCGATGCAGATCGCAGAGCACAATCCCAGCAAACTCTATAAGCGCAATCGGGGCTTGCTGGGGATGTCTCATGGCCAATTGCATGACTTTGCGGTGGGATCAGAGGCAGGCAAGCCGGAGTATGCACCGAAAAAAGAGGGCGCATTGCGTCGGCTTGCAAGAGGGATGAAGAAATGATCACCGCTGAAGAAATCGCATCCCGCCAAAAGATTCTCCGCGTGAAGGAGCAGATCGAAGCTCCCCGCGTGGCAGGGGAGAAGCACGTTATTGTCTGCCCCTATTGCCATGACATCAACGTCGAAGGTCAGACGCTTTGCTGCGATACGCTCAGAACCTGCGTTATCACCATCCTGATGGGCAAGCGACAGGAAAAGATCGAAGAGGCTCACAGCAGATATGTCAACTAGCCTTGTGGCTCCGGAGCAGTTAGAGGCTGAAGAGCCCGAGATTGAGGAAACCGGCGAAGATTGGCGGCAGGAAGACGGATTTCCGAATCTTCCTGAAGAGAAGCAGAATGTTCTGAAGGGTCTTTTGCGCTCTGCGCTGACCCGCGAGGTCTATTCGCGCCGTACCGAGGTCATTGACGCCCGCCAGCAGAGGTTTTACTCGCGTTCCATCCAGTACATCTACTGGAATTGGAATACGATGATGTTCGCTCCGCTCTACCAGGGCGGGACAGGCACCGCAGCCGATCAGGAACGCTACTGCGATGTGTACGACATCTATTCCGCATTCTTGAGAACGCTGACAGCAGCTCTGTCGCAGAATGATGTTGGCGCGCACATGGTCCCTCGCACGGCCAAAAGGACTGTAGACATCACTGCGGCGACGGTGGCCGAACAGTATAAGAGCCGTTTAGAGCAGATCAACGACATCAAGAACCTGCAAATCGAAGTAGCCCGCCTGATGTGCACCGATGGGCGCGTAGTAGGCATGGTTTGCGATGAAGACGCCGATCCTCAATACGGCTACGACGCAAATAACGAACCGATGGGCGCGGAGAGGCTCGAAATCGACGGAGTTTTAGAGTGGAAAGTGCCAATCACTCAGAAAAACCTCTGCGACTGGCCATATGCTGTGCAATCGCGGGAATTTGAGACGGAATATCTCGAGGAATGCTACCCCGAAGCAGTAGATGATCAGGGCGAGTCGAAAATCAAGTCAGGATCGCAGGATTCCGGCGAATCCGCCTATGAGCGCATGGCTCGCATCGGTGTAGTGCAGGGAACCAAGGTCATTACAGCCACAGGCGAGACGTGGGAGCACCTTACAACCAGGCATATCGCGTTTTTACGGCCTGCGTTCTATAAAAAGGCTCCAAAAGATCAGCGCGAGTGGCTGAAAGAGACGTATCCGGACGGAATCAAGCTGATTGTCTGTGGAGGGGCGTATTGCAAGAGCTGGAACGCCTCGATGGATAAGTGGATTCGCGTAGGGCATGCCAAGCCGGGCGATGGACAGAATAGGACCTCGCTTCTGAAGGCATTTGTGCCGATTCAGGACGCTTTCAACGACCTGATGAATCTGCGCAAGGAGATGCACGAATACTGCATCCCCGAAAACTACATGGACAAGGATACGTACGACCTCCAGGCCCAGCAGGAGCACGTTTCTGAGCCCGGTAACACCTTGCCCGTAGTTCTGCAGCCTAATGAAGACATCAGAAACAAGATCCTCTTTGGACAGCCGGTACAGATCAGCCCTGACCTGATTCGGGCGATTGAGTATCTTTCTGGAGAATTAGCGCAGTTGATTACCGCTGCTCTTCCCTCTCTGATGGGCTCTGGAGATGAGCACAACGAAACCAAGGGCGGCATTCAGATCATGCGCGAGCAGGCTCTTGGGCAAATGGGTATTGCGTGGGGCGCAAGTCAGTGGCTTCTAGCTCACCTTGAAGAACTAGCCATCAAGCGGTGCGGAGAAAAGGCTAAAGACAAAGGCACCAAAATGGCCATCAAGGTTCCTGGTACTGCGTTGCAGCCAGATTCCGTGCGTGAGATCGATACGCAAGATCTGAATGCTGGGGATTTCTACGCGGAAGTAGATGTTTCGTTCCCGGATACGCGCGCTGCCAAGAGAGCGATTCTGATGTCAATGATCAGCTTCGCGGACAAGGTTCCATCATTGCAGGGAATTCTATCTCTTCCTGAGAATCAGGAGCTTCTCAAAGAGAACACCGACACAGACCTTGAGATTCCAGGGGCCGATGCTAGAATCCAGCAGCTCAGGGAAATCGAGCAGTTACTTCAGTCGGGCCCGAATGTCCCCACTCCGCAACAGGCGTTGGCTGCGATGGCGCAAAAGGTTCAGCAGGCTATGGCGCAGGGGATGCCAGAACCCCCTCCGCCCACTCCGCAAGTAATCAAGCAAGTCCAGCAGGCTATGGCGCAGCCAACCGTGCCGATTGATCCGGAATGGGACTTCCACCAATTCCACATTCAGGTCATTCAGGACTGGCTGGCTTCGGACCAATGCAACCAGGAAAAAGAAAAAGGCAATCTGGCCGGTATCGAGAATGTGAAGTTGCACGGCAAGTTGCATAAGCAGGCATTGCAGGCCCAGCAGGGCGCGCCACAAGGCAAACCGCCGTCAGTATCGATCAACTACAAAGATTTGACGCCGGGCGGCAAGATGCAGGCCGCAGCAGAGGCAGGAATTCAGGAGGCACCCGCAGAGGTTGCCGCAGCAGAAATGCAGGATCAAAAACCACAAGGAGCACCCGTAAATGCCAGAGCTTGAAGGCGCAGTTGCAGAGGCACCAGTTGAATCATCCGTTTCTGCCGAATCGGTCAGCACGTCCGAAGACACAGGTCAGTCATCCGAAGTTGAATCGCAGGGAACCGAGACTCAGACTGAAACCGAAGGCCAACAGACCGAACAGCAGACGACAGGGAAGTTCGATGCTACCGGGCTGATCAAAGACCCGCAGAAGCGCGAAGCTCTCAAGGCTCTTGATCCTTCGCTTCCGGGTTTTATCCGCGATGCGGTCTGGTCGAAAAAGCAAGCCGACGCTGCGGGGGGATTACCCGCGCTGCTCGAAACGCATAAGTATGTTACCGAACTCGGAGGCCGCGAGTTTGTCGAGCAGGCCAAAACCGAAATTGGCGAGTGGGAAGCGCTCGATAAGGCATTTACCGAAGGGCGCCCGGAGTTTGTAAAGAACATCGCGCAGTCTGATCCTGAAGCCTTCGAGAAAATGGTTCCGCTGGCGATTCAGGAGTTTGCCAACACGTCGCCAGAACAATATCAGCACATCATGGCGCGGGTGATGGTCAACACCTTCGACGGGGTTGGGCTGACGAATGCTCTGAAGGGTCTGTTGCAGACAGTGGGAGACGGAGCGAAGCAAGGGCTGCAAGAGGTCATCGACTGGGTTGAATCGTTCAGAGCCACAGCCTCCAAGGTGCCTGAAAAGAAAATAGATCCTGAAAGACAGAAGTTTGATCAGGAGCGCCAGCAGTTCGCGCAAAAGCAGGCTGAACTGCTCGTCAAGTCTGTCGATGCGGATTCGATCAGACACAGAGACTCTGTCATTGCCCGAGAAATCAAGCCCTTTGGCGATTGGGAAGCGATGGATCAGGACCGCAAATCTGCGGTTGCATCGTGGATATCACAGCGCATCGGCAAACAACTAGGCGCAGACAAAGGCTTTCTGAACAGACGTGACACTCTGATTGCCAATGGCGACCGGGAAGGCCTCGCGAAGCTCGAACAGGCCAAACTCGATGATTTAGTTCCAAAGTTAGTTCCATCGGCAGCAAAAGTCTTTGGCGTAACCAAGTCTCAGGCGAAGGTGCAGGAGAAGGCGAAGCCAGGAACGGTAGTGGCAAGGCCAAAGGGCGTAACGTTGCTTCAGAAGGCTCCCTCTGCCGATCAGATTGACCGCTTCAAGACGAAGCCGGAAGACATTTTCAAGAATCAAGCTGTGCTCAAGAACGGAACACGAGTGCAGTGGGCTTGACGTAAGTAGTACACTATATAGGACCATCCAAAGCAGTTGATAGAGCCAATAGCCTCGGGATGCAACCCCTGACAAAGCTGCGAAGGCTCGGAATCGCTGTAGAGGATGCACACAAATCTAATCGCATAGCGGCGACACAGCACGACAATGCTGGCCCCCTCGGGGCGAACTTGGACGCGAGCGATGAATCCTGAAGAGGTTTCATCATGGCCCAAGGAACTGTCGCACAGACCTTTGCGTTGCAGCACGAAAAAGTGCGCCCGCAACTCAGTCTTCTCTATCAGCTCGACGCAACTCTCTGGAACGAAATCAAGTCCCGCACGGACATTGAAGTCGTCTCCTCGCGCCCCACCCGCGTTCCTCTGGAACTGCTGGCTGGCGGCACCTTCACCTCCGGGAACCCGGATGGCGGCGATCTCGGGACCGGCTCTGCGCCGATTACCGATTTCATGACACTGGTTCCGACCTACTTTTTCCAGTGCTCACAGTGGACCAAGCAGGCCGAAATCTCCACCAACACCGACCAGAAGGCGATTGAAGACTACTCCAAGCTGCTCATGAAAAGAGCCATGGAGAACTTCAACACCTACATGGAAGCGGTGTTCACGCAGGGCGACGGCTCGAATACGCTGGACACGGTATCGACCAACGGCACCGCTGGCCAGAACTTCATTCTCGTCAACAATGCCAATCAGTTTCAGGACCAGCAGCCTATCGACATCTGGACGGCCATCAATGGAACGTTCGTCGAGACGGTCACTGTTCAGTCCGTAGATGCAGCCAACAAAACCCTCTGGCTTGCCTCTCCTCTCTCCGCCAACATCACTGCAGGCTACCCGATTCTCGTCTCGGGCTCTGCCGGCGTGTCAAACTCAGGCCTTTTCGGTCTGTTCACCTATGCGGTAGCGGCAAACACCGGCACTGTAGCAGGTCTGTCGCGTGCAGCGTATCCAGGCAAGCTGGTTATGCCTCACGTCGATGGCGGCGGTCTGACCCTGACACAATCTCAGGCTCGCAGGCTGACAGGACAGATGAAGATTGCTCTCGGCGCTATGAAGGCGGTTGAGTTGGATCTTCAGTTCAACATGGGACCGGACATGCTGGCGGCATGGGAAAACACTGGAATCGCGGTATCTCAGGTCATCCAGAACCAGCTCTCGGGCGACTCCTCGCAAGACATGCTGAAGAAGCACACACCGAAAACCTTCATGGGCTATCCCATCGTTGGCAACGGTGAGGGCAACATCCATGCCAAGCAGGGACGCATCGACGGCGTCGCGCTGAAGACTTACTTCCGCTGCGAAAACCAGGCCATTGATTACTACGAGGTCGGCGGTCAAACCATCTTCCCGGCATACGGTGCCTCGGGTGGTTTGAAGTCGAGCTCGTTCTTCTATCTGTGGACTGGTGTGCAGGTTGGAAATGAGAACGTCCGCGCAGGCTGCTACGAAGACAACATCGCCGTTCCGACTGGTTATTGAGGTTAGATGAGAACACCGCAACTGCTCCCAACAATACCGATGCATCGGTATGGCCTGAATCCTTTTGGCAAACCGATGTATCGGGTTGTCTGGTCTGACTCTCGCACCTACCTTCTCGGCGGTAATTGGGAAGGCTGCTCGTTTGAAGTAAGGGAAACCGAACTCTACGACGGGGTACACGCATGGATTCTCGAAAAGTGGCAGTCTGCGGAGCAATTCGCAGGAAGCCGCGAAGCATGGGACCAAAAAGAGCGGGATACCAACACGCCCTCTCTCGGACCCTACCCCTCAGAAGGCGAGTACGTTTTCGCATACCGGTTCCCTTTCGAGCCTACCGATTCGATGGTTTCGATCTGGATCAGGGCCAATAACGGAACTCTGGCTATGTCGAAAGCAGAGCAGAAGGAAAGCATTCTCGCTCCCCTGCTCGCGCGCAAGAAAAAGGATTATCAGCGCATCGATGACGTGTTTGAAGATTCTCAACCTGCCTTCCGATTCGCCGATGCGATGGTCTCGGCAGTCGGGAACGGTAATGTGATTCACCGCAAACCAAGCAAGAGAATCAAAGACGTGAACTTCCGGCTCGGAGCAGAGGATTTAGGGCTGCCCATGAGCGATAACGCATTCTTCACAGGAGAAGCGAATGGCCACAGTAACACTCGATGATGCCCGTAAGGCGGTAGCGCAGGAAGCCAAACAGCGCAATCGCAAGATCGTTGAGCAGGTTCCGAAGATGATCGCGGACCTTGCCAAAGAGAAGACCGTCTACATCTTCAATGTCGGTCCCACCATGCACCAGAGACAGCTTGGATCGCTTGGAACGTTCACCGTGCAGGCGTGTCCGGAAGGCGCGGAAGTCTCAGCCCCGCTCAAGGTTGAAGGCGTGATCCTCGAACGTATCGCGACCGACATGGACAAGATGGCCAATCGCTACGAAGAGGGCGTGGACGTTGCCAACGACATCCTCTATATCGGCAGAGGCTATACAGCGGATCTCGACAGACGGAACTATGGCCTGTTCATCTCCGAAACTCCCAAGCCTTCGAAAGAGCAGATTCGCGCTGCCAAAGACGCGCTTCTGAAGACCTACGGAAGACTGGTACGCGAGGCCGATGATCTTGAGCGGTCCAACAAACGCTCCGAGATTGGCGAGATTCACCGCGTAGCTGGTCGCGCTCTGGGAGTTGTCAAGCCGTGGCTCGATGAAGCACCGAGAGAGGCTGCGAACTGCCCAGCGTGCCAGAAGATGATTGATCTGGAAACGGTCAAGTGCCCGCATTGCTCGGCAATCCTTGATTGGCAGAGGGCGAAAGACTTCTATCCCACTGAATACAACGCATGGAAGGAAGCGCAGGCTAAGTAATGCCCGTCATCCCTCCTCCGGCTGGTGCGCTTCCGCTCGATACGGCGGATACGGTTCTCAACTTTTCGAGAGCACGGATCAACGACGCCATCTCGGGGATTTCAGGAAACCTTCTATCTGACTCGCAGCCGTACACCTTCACGCTTTTGAATGCGGCGTTTCGTCATTTGCAGGAAGACTTAGCGAATGCAGGAAATCCAGCCTTCATCAATGAAGCGGTTATCTTGAATCTGCCGGTCGTTGCTTTAACCGATCCCTCCGTTCAGGTGTGGATGAGCTGCCAGTATTTCTTCGACGGCTCAAGCTACTACAACGACCCTCTGGCTCCGCTGCTTCCATTTGACTGCATTCTCCCGCTACGACTGTGGGAAAGGCAGTCGAACACGCAGCAAGTCTTCTCTGAAATGCAGCCGGTCAACGATGGGCTGCCGGACAACGTGAAGACGAACTACCTCGGTCTTTGGGATTGGCGGCAGAACGCGATTTACATGCCTGGGGCTCTGATTCAGAAAGACCTCAGAGTCAGGTATGCAAGCTATCTTCCGGATATCGCTTCGTCGGGTACCGCGTTGGTTCCAATCATTCGTTGCGCAGACGCTTTGGCGAATTACGTTGCGGCTGAGTTTTGCATGTCCAGGGGTAGTCCGGACGCAGCAGCGCAGGCAGGAAGTTTTCTCACCATGGGGCAGCAAGCAATGAAACGCATGACAAACCGCGATGCGCGGCGTGAACAGCGCGGCAACCACCGGCGTAGAGGCTATTCCAATGGCAGACACGGCGGCTGGGGCATTCAATAGGAGAATGCTATGGGTTTGGTGGCGACAGCAAAATCGGTTGATGCAACACTCAATCACTTCGTGGTTCGGGGAACTATCGCCATCAGCGGCAGCTACCCCGGCTCTGGGCATGGCGACGTGCTTTCCTTTGTCAACATCGCGGGAGTCCCGATTCCTTCAAGCAATATCCCGGATGACGTGAGGATCTACGAGACGACAGCGGCGGGAACGTCGGCCTCGGGTCTCGCCTTCACATTCTCGCCTGGCACCACGCAGGCGAACGGCAAGGTGCAAGTCTTCGCGACGTATGGAACTGAGGCGGGCAATGTAACATACGCCTCGCTTTCGGTCACGGCTTTGAGCTTCACGGCCTGCTTCTCAAAGAATCCTGTCTAGGCTAAGTGGCGACCGTTGACCAAACGTCAGTTGACGTTCCGCTTTCCCTGTTTTCCTCTCTGAATACGGAGCTTTCGCCTCCAGATTTACCAGAGGGGATCAGCCCGGACAACGGCGACGTGATCTATCTTCCCGGATCAGTTTCAACAAGGCCGGGAACTAGCCGCGTGTTTCTTGCCGACCTACGCGCAAGCTCTCGCATCAGCTACGAGAAATCCTACGTACAGCCTTCAGGAGTTCCGCAGAACCTCTATCTGACATCCGATGGAGGACTCTATTTAGAGGATGTCACTACAACGCCAGGAATCGCCACGCTGCTCTATCAGAGCACGGCAACAATGGCCTCCTCTGTAACTGCGTTTGGGCGCGAATACATTGCACTGTCTGATGGTAAGCATGGCGCGGACATTCCCCTGCAGTGGGATGGTAAACAGCTCTATAGGGTCACTCAGGATGGACCGGGCGCTCCTCCTACGGTCAATAGCATTGCCCTGCCACCCTCGACGCTCGCCCTATCTCCTTCGGCCACTGCGGGCATCGTCAATGCATTTTCGGGCGCTCCCGTTGTGGTTGGAGGCGTCACCTATTACACGGAACTGACGATCACGCTGCTAGCGCCTTTTCCTAGCGCCTTTCTCTACTTTGGCGCATTGATCAGCGTAGCAGGAAACTCGATTCCCGATTACACACTCTCTGGATCTCTCGATTATGTGTCTGCTGACGGGCTCGTGATTCAGATCCACCTTGGGTTAGGGCTGACCACTACAGGCATTGGGTTG